GCAGCGGCTGGCCCAGCATTAATAGCAAAATCAAACACGGCGTAATCCACGCCAGCAGGTAAATCATCACCTCGAACGGCATCCCAATAATCTCTTTTGTATAACGGTTTAACATCTTCTTTCTTTAATGCTTTCATATCATCTTGTGTAACAGTATGCCCGATGTACTTCTCCCAATTAGCTTGAGTACACCCCCACATGGTGCATCCCTTGCGCCCGTCTGGTAACTTATTGCCTGGGTCACGTTCATCATTTGTAAAACCACCCTCATGGGCGATGACCATATCAAAAGACTTATCCCAATTACTAATCATTTTGCAGACAAGGGTTGTGTTGTTAAGAATCGTAATATTACAATACCAACTGAGATAAATACGCCTGCTGCCATCTGTAGCGTTGGCGAGCTAAGTAGCCCAACGTAGCCTTGTAAGATAGACAATACAGCGATTAGAATTGCAAACCAAACTGTTTTACTTTTAAAGATGTTCATTTTTTACCTTTCATGTCCATAATTTTTTCAAGAGTACGACCACCAAAATAGAATGACATTATAAGCATACCCCATTGACCTAGCAATTCCACATAGTTGTTATTTACTTCAATATCCCATGCGGACATCATGCCAAAGGTTGTGTACGTAACTAGAATGAATACAAGCGTCATAGGGCGAATGTTCTTAGACATCCAAGAGTCTGACATCATGTCAGCTTGCAGTCGCTTAGTTAACTCTTGCTGTTCGTTCATGTCGGCTTGCAACTGCGCTAGCTCACCATTCTTTTGCATCTCTAATAGTTTTAGTTGCGCTTCTTGTTTGGCTTGCGGATCAGGCACAAACTTATCTACTAGTTTCATACCTACGCTTAAAATGTCATCTATCCCAAACATTATCTATCTTTCTTAAAATGTAGCAACGCCAAGTCGAATATGATTAAAGATGCGCCAATATCCTTGGTAATCCACAAAGGGAACAAAGTATCTGTAGGGTACGCGCCAAACTCAAAATAGTGTAATGAACGCATAATCTGCACCATCAAACCCATAGTCATTACAAATATGCCAATTTTAGATAGCATCCGCATATCTGTAAAGAATCCTGTAAACGCTAAAAAAGCTACTACAAAGACTGCAATTAGCTCCATTACTAAAATAGACATAAGCCAATTAGTTAATGTCATTTTCTTGTTTTTGGTTTATGTTTAATCTCATCAGCAATTTCTTTGATGTCCATGTGTTCGCGCTTCACCATGTAATTAGACACCCAATTGATGACAGCTACACTACACAGACCAAGTACCCATGCTAATCCAATCTGCATATCCAACTTTTCAGGATTAATACCTAGTTTTTCAGCAACAATCCCCGTGAACGCAAAACCAGCCATTGCGCTAATCCCACCTGCAATAAATACAGACGCAACTTTACCTTTTTCCTGTAGCTTTTCAGGAGTCCAAAACATAGCAAGCGACAAGCCCCCAAACAAACCACCTAAGGCAGGCGCTAGCTTTTCAATCAGGAATCCTTCTGGAATCATTTTACGATTACTGTTTGTAGTAGTTGCATAAAAGTGTCTTTGCCAAAGAACGTAAACGCTAAAATTCCGTACAACATATACTCGATTCGTTGCATACGTTTTTCACCAATAGCAAATAATTCCTCGATGCGCTTATATCGTTCCGCGCATACTGCCTCATGCACGCTAATTCGTGTATTGTTCTCGGCTTCCATATTTACCTTGCAAGTGCGTTTTGGTTTTGTTGTTCAGGTGCTAATGCGTTAGTTGGTTCGCCTAGTGTTACGGTAGCGTTTGGTGTGCTTAACCTGCCTTCAATACCCATCATTACTTTGCCTGTAGCGGGTACAACGGCTTTCCATGTTGCAGGGTCATTAATTGCTTTTAATACTTTACTACGCTCTTGCGCGGGTAATGTAGCTAATAATTCATCAAATGATTTAGCTGTTTCACCGGCTTTAGCTAATTCAATAAGCGTCTTTTTACCTACTTTAACGCCTAAAGTATCTAAAAATTTATTAGCGGTTGTTGCAATTACGTTGAACACATTAGGCAGACGATAGTTAGGCAACTCATCTTTAAGCAATTCTGTCGCACGTTGCTGACCTTGCGAGATTTGCTTACCAACAGACGCTTGTGTTTCTAATTCTTTTGCAACTTCTTTTACTACTTTTAACTGGTCAGGCGTTAATACTTCATTAAGCGCTTCAAAACGTGGGCCGCCACGGCCACCGGCACGTTTAAGCATAGCTTCTTCGCCGCGCCCTAAAGTATTTAAGAATGGCCCAATACGCTCGCCGCCGCCTGGCTTTTCTAACACAGATACCATTTCTTTAAGCACTTGCGCTTGATTAACAGGTGCTGACATATCCGAAAATATTTGACGGGCTTGGCCGTACTCAGGCACTTTATTTTCAAAAACTTTAATGTAATCGTCTAATAACGTACGAGCTGCACGTTGCGCGTCTTGACCAATCCCTGTTGTAGCTGTTGGGCCATACGCTACATCACCCAAAGCACGTTTGATATAGTGCATGGTTTCGCCGGTCATATTACCCGCGTTAGCGCCTGGGGTAATCATAATTGGCTTACCAAACATATCTACATCACCTGTAGCAATCGGTGTACCTGCGCCTGCTTTACCCATAATAAATGGACGGTTTTCCATCTTAGCAATTTCGGCTGCTTTGGCTAACGTACCGTCAGGCATCCGACTTAGAATACTTGATATGTCCGCATCAATAGGAACAACAGCCGCGTCCGCCGCCTCATACAACGGTTTAGATGCCATACGTCTTGCAGTAACCGCAGCGTCAATATCCGGCGTAATGTTTTTGATAGTTGACATACGCGCAGCTTCATCTTCAAGCATTTTGGTCGCTTGGATTGATGGCGCAACTTTAGCTTGTACTTTTTGTAATACCGCTTGAGTGCCTGGCGCAACTATACCGCCTTGCGCTAATGCTTGTTGAGCTGTTAAATTTTGCCCTGCTTGTACAGATTGTTGCAACGCATTACGACCGGCTTGTACGTTGGCGGGTGTTTCAAATGATTCTCTAGCTATTCTTCCAGCCAATTGTTTAGGTAACTGGTTAATATCTGCTACTTTACCCAATGCAGAAGAACCTAAATTAACTAATTTGTTAATCGCAGGGCCTACAACAGTCCTACCTAATATATCGTATGTTGCACCTTCAGCAACATTAGTTGCAGCAGCGGGTAATCTTTGTGCAACTGTCTCAGGGGGCCTAAGTCCTAACGCTACATCGGCGGCTTGCAAACCTTCTTTAGCAATACCGTACCCTAATGCTGAACCAGCAACACCGCCGGTAACAGGGTTGATTACAAGTGTAGGACTTGCTAAAGCGCCTGCACCTGCGCCAACAGCGCCCCCAACCATACCGCCTAACATCTCTACGCTAGGGCCTGCAACTTGACGTGCTTTAACGGCGGCTGAGTACAACTTAGGATATTCTTTAGCCCATGCAGGTACTTCAGCGCCTACGTTAGCGCGCGTTTCTTCAGTTGGCGCCGGCTGATCAGTTAGCCATTTATCACCAATTAAAAAGGCTTTAACGCCTTCTTTATTGGTTGCGGATTCTTTAATAGGCTGCCATTGATCGCCGATTAAAGCGACACGCTCACCTGTTTGTGGATTGGTTGCGGTTTGAAGTGCCATATCAACCTTTGTTATTTATCAACAGTAAAGCCAGGCGGTAATGCTGGGCCACCGCTACTAATACCTTCGTTTATCATACCTTCGGTAGTAAATTGGTTTTTACGATTTTCCATTATTCGTATAATAGTTTTTGCAGCTGCTTTTCGTGTCGCAACAGGTAACGCTGAATTAGCCAATTGACCAGCAGCTTCTTTATAAGACGCCGTATCTTTGTCAGATTGTGGGCCTTCAAAGCGCGGTACCATTTTAAGTGCCATATCAGCAATTGGCGCTAATGATGCAGCAGCAATAGAACCTTTAGTAGCATAACCAACAAAATTACCCGCCGCGTCTAAAACTTTACCTGCGCCACTAGCGGTTGATTCTTCAAGAAGACCGCCAGGTTTAATAGCGTCTTTAAGTTCTGTAATTGTTGTGCCAAGATTTTTCTGTAACTCGGATTTGACATTAGCTGCTTTTTCAAACGTAGCGCTAGGTTTACCCGCCGCGTTAACTTTACCAACAACTTCACCAAATTTATTAAATTGGGTAACATTACCCGCAGCATCCGTAGTAGTGTTAGCAACAATATCTCGACGTTCGCCAAGATTTATACGTTGTTGTTCACGTTGATTAACTAATAACTCACCAGGCGTTGCAGTTCTTTTAGCTTCACTTACAACTGTTGGAGCGCCACCCATACCAGGGAACGCAGATACGCGGTTAACCCCACCAAGGTTTTCTTGAATATATTGTGGCTTATTCAATTCAAAATATTTTTCTGCTTTAAGACTTAACATTGTAAAGTGTTGTTTACGTTGTTCAGGCGTCATCCCCGCTACAGATTCCCATTGTTGTTTAGCTTGTTCCGGAGCTATTTTCTTTTTTAAAACACTATCTTCTAAATACGCTAAAATATTATTGTCTGACGGGTTAAAAACTAAACTTTTAAACCCTTCTCTACTTTCATTCATATCTTGCGCGGTAATTTCACCTTGCAATTTTTTACGTTCTAACCCTGCTTTTTCTTGGTCGGCCAATAATTTTTCGTAGGTTAAGCCTGTTTTTCCAAACTGGCGTAATCCGCCTCTACCTTCAGGTGTGTTTAAATCTGCGCTTGCTAAATAATTACGGATTCCTTCGTTTTCGGTAAGCTCGCGCTCCGCTTCTTTTATTTTTAACGCGTTCATTTGTTGACCTTGCTGCCCACTTTGAATCTGCGTCATTGCCGCCAATTGATTTAATGGATTTTCAATTTGAATAGGTTTAAGGCCCATTGCGATATTTGGATCAATAGTTGCCATATTTATTCCTTATCCTATTCCAGTTCCACCATAAGTAAGCGGTGTAGAATAATCCATTGTTGTAGGGCCAGTTAAATAATTTCCACCGCGATTAGCTGCTAATTGATTTACTAAATTCTGATTTTGATAAAAATTTAATGCTTGACCAACACCACCACTTAACGCGTTAGCGCCGCCAACGTAGCCAGATGCTCTTGCATTACCTGAACCAATAATGTTACTGCCTTGAGCAGCACCAAATGCACCTAATGCGCCAGTTTGCCCTGCGCCTAAATTACCGTATGTATTAGTGGCTCCTGTAGCATAATTTTGCGCTGCTTGTTGGGCTTGTTGAGTAGCTGATTGTCCTACACCTGCTAGACTTTGCAACGGAGCTAATGTGTTAGTTCTTTCAGTTTGAAAACGATTAAAAGCATTACCGTATTCTTGTGCTTGTTGCGCGCGATTAGCTTGATAACGATTAAAAGCGTTTTGATATTCTTGTGACGCTAAATCAGATCCGTAGCGTTGCGCTCCTTTAAGAGTAGAACCTGATAACAACCCACCTCTTGACGCTGCTGTACGGTCAAGCGCTTTCATGCCTTCGGATAGACGGAACGCATAACCTGGATCAGCTTGAAAGTCAGATGCGCCAAAGTTTTTCATAGCGGATGCTGGATCGTAACCTGGCACGCCGCCAAATTTAGCTGAACCGTATGGGCCTTGCAATTGCGCCAACAACATATTCTGACCAGTAATACCACCTTGCCTAAACGGTTCGCCTAATTCAATTTGTTTGTTGTATTGCTCACGTTGCAACGCTAATTGTTTATCCGCAGTTTGACTTTGAATATCCATCTGTTGAGCAGAAATATCCCGTTGCGCTTGCGTAGCTTCACCCGCTGCTTGTGATTGCGCTTTAGATGCTTGGTTAGCTGAATAAGCACTTAGTATCGCCGACCCACCTATTACGGTTGCAATTCCAGACATATTAATTTCTCCTTATCGCTAAACTTAACGCTTGACGATAGTCAATTGTAACTTCTTTACCTAAATTACCGCCTTGACAACCGTCAATAGTTGTAGCAGCTACTAAATTTATATCTCCATTATCCAACAAAATCATGATTGCGTTGGGATTTTTTGAATGATTTGTAAATCTACCCGCAGGCGTACGCAACCCATTAATTCTAGCGGGGGCAATTATCTCCCCTGCAACGATGTTCCCTGTAGCAAATAACCCTTGTCCATCTATATTTGATGGCGCAACCATTACTTTATAACTACCTAACGGAAAATCACATTGATCATCTAAGTTTTGGACTTGTTTTTGTACTGTTTCTTGATCAAAACCGTATTCAGCAATAGCTGCGTAATAATCCGCAATATCTTCAGAATGGTCAAAAGATAGCAATAATTGCCTATTTTTTTGATGTTCTTGCCAAGTTTCGCTTTTATTTAAAAACATAGCTTCTAAAGTTTCTATATTTGTTTCGTTAGTTGCGTAAATGTTTTGCCAAATTACAGTCTCATGAATATACCCAATTTTGCGCCCTGGCTTGCTTACAAAAGTTTGTGGCGCTGTTAATTCAGTATGCGTACCATCATCATTGATCATTGTAACCCTACCAGCCAACATATTGTTTAAATGTGTTGTAGTTTGGTAATGACCAATTGAAAATGATCCAGCGGGGATAGTTACTTCACGAATATAGATGTTAGGGCCAAAACGATGCACAACAGGACAATCAATTTGAGGTTGCTGTAAAAAAGCATCCTCAAGGACGTCAATCTTACCTTTTAAGTCAAAAGACTTATTAGGTAAAAACCCTTGTCCGTAAGTGACGTTCATCTCAATTTGCATATTATTCTAGCAATAAGTTGTTGTTTGATGCTGCTTGCGTTGTAATCCAGTTTGTGCCATCTGACACAATGGTTGCCCAATTACCTGCTACGTTATCTAGTATGGCTGTACCCGCAGCTCCGCCTGATCTTGATACAACATTGCTAGACGCTGACACTAACAATTGATTCTGATAGTTAATAAAATATAAAACCCGCCCTGTGTTAGCCGATGGCGACGGTAATGTAACCGTGCAAGTAGAGCCTGTCTTATTGTTTATTAACCATGTATCTGTAGATGTTACACTAAAATCAGCCGTTTTAGTAACTGGCGCATTTGTTGTTATAGTGCCACTTGTGCTTAACGTGCCTGTTGCAAAGGTTAACCCTGTGCCTACGGTAACATTATTAAATCCACCTGCGCCGTTGCCGTACAGAATAGACGTGCCACTTGTAGCAGGTGCGTAATCTGTACCGCTTACGGCTGCGCTAATAGCTGTACCGTTGCCTTTAAGAATACCTGTAACAGTAGTAGTTAGCGTAATAGCGGGGGTTGTAGTGCTTGTAGCTACCGTACCAGCAAAGCCGTTAGCAGACACGACAGACACGCTAGTAACCGTACCGCCTGTACCCGCAATAGTTATGCTACCTGCACCATTAGTAATGGTTATCCCTGAGCCAGCGGTCAAAGTTTTTAAATCATATCTTTTGCCTGCGGTATTACCTATTAACAACTGACCATTTAAAGGGTAACTACTTAGTCCTGTACCGCCATTTGGTATTTGAATAATACCTAAATCAGCGCCTACAATCGTGTAAATGTTATTAAAAAACCTAAACCATTCCCGCGACATTAAACCTGTGCGTGGGTCAATTATTTCAACTCTAGGCGCAGGAATCTGCGTGATGTTAATTGGATCAGGCATTAGTTGCTGACAACAATATTTCCGCGTTGGTAATAGCAATCTTTACTGGATCGGTGCCTGATACTTCATAGACACGATCTCGTAACTTCTGTGTCATGCCAAGCCGACGCCAAAAAGTACGAAAACCATACTGACCAATTTTGCCCATGGACGCCCAATGTTCGTTTGACCATGTGTGACCTGCATCGTCCGACCAACGTAACATCGCTTGTGGATTATAACCAGGCGCAGCAGAATAACCAATAGTTGCTAAAGTATAGCCATTAGGGTACGGCTCAGGATAGTTAATCGTACTGAGCGTTTCAAACCCATCGTTGGATTCGGTAGTTAATTCTAGCCCTGCTTGAGTAGCTATGTAACCTTGTACAAACTCAACTGTAATTTGTTTGCCATCTTCTGTTGCTATATCTTCAGCGGCATACGCAGGGTATAAATTTAACCCAACGCCTGTTTCAGCGTTAAGTTGCATAGTATGTTGCGCCGTACGTTTAAAGTTATTTTGCCCTGGCATTAACGCGCGCCATGATCGTAACCATTTTTGGGGTTGACCATTATCAGCGTAAGTTTCTAAGTCAAGTTGATAGATGTTGCCGTTTTCGTAATCGCCAACAATAATCGTACCGCCAAAATTACATTGGTTATTGCTACGATGTCTTGTAAAATTGCCGTCACTAAAGCCTGCACGTTCATGCCATGCTTGCGTAGATACATCGTAAACCCATGTAGCATCGCCTGTTGGAAAACTAATTACATAAAACGCATGACCGTCTTGTTGATAGGTATACGCTACCGCATCAGATATATTGCCGTACTGTTGTATTTGCCACTCAATTGCATGGGTGGAAACCCGAACGCCTGTGTAACCATTAGCACGATAAACAATACCTTGGCCACGGGCGTCTGTACCTAGCCAAAATAAACCGTTATCTAACTTAGCAACTGAAAATGGTGCAACGCAACCTATTTCATTAAAAGCACCTTGAATACGGGTAAGAGGGAAGTCGGCAGCGCCTGAGTCATACCAAACTTCTACGGAATCTGTACCAAACACCCATAACTCGCGGTGATCAGATATAAGCGCAACTACGCCGTCTGGTGAACCTTCAGCACTAGCAAAGTCTAGTGGATCAATAGACGTGCCGTCTAATAACGCTGTAACCCATATTTTTTGGCTATTAGGTTGATTAAAGACAAAATAACCATCTAAATAAGTTACCGTTACGGCGCCTGCAAAATCAACATCTTTAATTTGTGCAAAGACGTTTGTTGATTCATTATAGATGTAACCGTTAGGGTTACACGCTAAAAATATTTGTGTGCCGTTATCGGCAATAGATACAGGGCCTGTACCTGATATAGTGCCTAAAAGTACGGGTGTAGCTGTAGTGCTTGTTAGCTTATAAAACTCTTGCCCAGACACTACGTAAAAATCTGAACCATTTGTTTGATGCGCCCACAATGCTCGAATAGGGCCAGTACCTATGTTTTGTAAAAACTTTAACCCAGGCGCGCGTTGTAAAAACCCTGTTTCTTCTCCTTCCGTTACAACTTCAGGAAAAAGGTTAACCATACGGGCATCCGCTGCATTAACGCTACGTGCAACATACGATTGACCTAAAATCGGGGTTTTCATTGTTTAGGCAACTACGCCTTTAATTACTGCAAAACTAAATGTAGGCGTTTCTGTAGCTGACCCGCCTGTAGTTCTAAAAGTAATATTAAAACTACCCGCAGCTACAGCAGTTACCATTAAATCATATAAATCTGTGCCTGATTTTTGATTAAGAATAATTACATCAGTTGCTGCTACGGTACTATTTGTTACAGTAAAAGTTGTTGCTGTTGTTGTCCCCGCAGCGCTAAATAATGTAATTGCGCCTGTTGTTTTATTTAATGTTACGCCTGTAGTTCGGCTAGTTGCTTGCGTAACCGTACCGCCAGCTCCAGTTGCATAACCTATGCCTGCTGTGCCAGAAGAATTAATTGCACCCGTTACAGCCAAACTTGTACCTGTGGCTATACCTAATGTAGGGGTAACAAACGCGGGGCTAGTAAATAAATTAGTTATAGACAGTTGTTTGGTTGTGGTAGTAGACGCTTGCACAATCGGCAATACATCAGCACCAGCTTGAGAAGTTGCAACGGGTAAAGCTGAAATAGCAATCGTAGCCATAATTTATCCTTAATAATTTCCTGCAAATATATTGTAACGCTGGCGTGTGCCAACAATACTGTACGGCAAAGACATAATATCGTCTGGGTTGTTAATACGTTTTAAGTTGCGTTTAGATGCCATTGCAATTCGTGATACTTGTGGGCTTGGCTCTACGCCAAACTCGGCAGCAAACTCGCAAGCCAAGTTATATCTAAAAGCTCTTAAATAGCCTGGTGGGAACAATATATCAGTCGCAAGCGTAGCTGGTTGTGTTAACTCATCAACTGAAATAAAATGCCATTGCAACACTTTAGTAGGCTTAGGATAAACATACATCTCAATATTAGGGTACGACATATTAATCCATATCACTTGCGGGTATGTGCTAGTGACTGTTTTAACCGCAATACCATCATATTGTTGTTGATTAATCATCTTGATACCAAACGATATACCGTTAGCAGGGTCAAGAAAATAAGTTGAGTCATCTAATAGAACAGGTCGATTACCTACAAAGTCACCCGTAGGCCCTAGCGTTCTACTGAGTACATTAGGTGGCCAGTTGAATACTTGATCTTGCGTAGAAAATATTGATAAACGCTCAGTATTCCATGAATCAATCATTTGATTTAATGCAGCTAAAGCATCTTGCGATGTGGCGGCAGACGGCGTTTCACCTTCAGCCAATACTCCTAGTAGACGTAGCGCCCCATTAATTTGATCGTTGGCGGTATAAATTGCCATAACTCACCCTTTACTCGATAGTTTTACGACGTCTTTTTACTTCCAATGTATTGACAGGAGCCGCAATCATTTCTTCTTCGGATGGCGTATCGTTAGTATAACGCACCCAGCCGTTTTGTTCATCATATTCTGCTTCTTGTTCCATTGTGGCAACTTTATTGCCGTGATCAGGATGTTTTAGATATATGCTCATATTTGTATTCGGTAGGGGGCGTACTGCCCCCTGATTTTAAGATGCGCCGTGGATAATAGCAAAGTTAATAATAACTGCTTCAGAATACGATGTTGCAGCAGTTAAATTACGCAATGTAATTAAAGCAGAGCCAGCAGCTAGATACGAAACGTAAGTAGTGTAAGCCCCAGCAGCGCTACCAGTAGTATTACTAGAAACGCAAACAATGATTGTGTCATTGATAGAGATTAAACTATTAGTTAATGTAAATGAAACTGCTGTTGCACCTGCTAAAGCAGCGTTGTTCATGGTGATACGGCCAGCAGACTTGTTTAGAGTCACACCAGTTGTTTTGTCGGTTGCTTGCGTAACCGTTCCTTGTGCTGCGGTAGAGTACCCAATTTCTTGACTTGCGTAACAAGTCGTAAATTCAGGATCACTATACGCAACGCCAATTGATTGACTATTTGGCATATCTATTCCTTTTTAAAATCCCCGCCGAAGCGGGGTATTACATTAAGCCATACGGTATAAAGTCCAAGTGCCGTCACCTGTTTTACGAGGGCGGAACGCTTGGGCTGTACCAGCCGTAGCAACAACAGTCATCAGACCAACTAAAGTCCAACCAGTATTTGTTGTCAAAGTAATAACGCCAGACGAACTACCGTCTACGTTAATTACTGAGAAATCAAACCCGCTATTTGGTTTAGCACTTGAAACAAGCGCGTCCAAATCAGCACAAGTAGGGAGTTGATAAGAAACTGCACTTGCGCCTGGGTTTCCAAGAATAATGCCGTTAGTTAACTGAGCAGCAGTCAAGGTTACGCCAGTAGTCAAAGACACAGGAGCAGGTTGAATCATTAAATCTACTTCAGATAAATTGCCGTCACCAAGTTGGTAACCGCCAGCGCCATTAGGTAATGCCATGATAATTCTCCTTAAATATTAAAAAAGCCCCCGTTTACACGGGAGCAATTAGGTTTAACCCCACAGACGGCAAGCCATTTGTGGTCGGATCACGCTGTAACCGTATAGAACGTCAATACGGCAAGGTAAACGGTCATTGTTGATGTCGTACTGACGTACTATACGCATCGAGATACCGTTGTGAACTTGACGTGAAGCCATGTCTACACCTTGTGGTAATAGCAAGTCAGCAGTCGCAAAAGTGATCGCATCTTTATGATAGATCAAGTTTTGTGGGTAAGCTGTTGCAGATCCACCTAGGAAAGTTAAAGCAGCACTAGCAGCAGGGAACGCATTGATAGTAGCCAATGCGTTAGCAGAGGTGTACATCGCTGGCGATACTGTTAATGTACCAGTTGTAGTTGAAGAAATAGTCAAATCGGCAGTTACAACAAATTGTTGTAGTGAGCCTGTTGACTGACGGGTTTGTGGGTTAACTGCGTACACGTTAGCAATAGTGAACACGTCACCAATTTTGAAAGTTGGTGAACCTGTAGTAAAGCTAATTGCTAAAGATGTAGTACCTTCAGTAGACGGTGCAGTAGCTACAATCGGCGCAGTTGGAGTAGAACCAGTTGTATGCTGACTGATAGATTGGCTCATGTTGATTTCTTCGTAACCCAATACACCTTCACCCATCATACCGTTTTTAAATTGACGGCTGATAGTGTCAGTTGGGTTGAATAAGCCTTTCATACCTTCAACCAAGCCAGCGGTAGCGGCGGGGTTTACAGTAGCGTACCGTGGCGACATTACAGCAGCAGCTTCGTTCAATTTCTGTTGAGCTTGTAACAAGACCAAAGAAGTTGATGGAACTGTGCCTGGTGTACCAACAGACTGATAAATGTACTTATACGAGTTAGCTACGTCAGCATCAATACTTGAAGCTAACTGGCTAATACGAGGTTTTAGAACACGCTCAGCAAAGTCATCTAACTGCATAGTTAATTCAGCAGATGTGAAGTTGACACCGATGTGCTTTTGACTAGCAACAGTCAAAGTTGTGAACTGTTCGTTGTCGTCTTGAACTTGCAAGGCGGCACCGTCAGTTACCAAGGCACGATCTGGTAGACGAATACGGAGTGTGGATCCAATTTTGGCACCTTCAACGGCGAAAGAATCGTCGTATTGGCGGTTTACGTTACGAGTAATCACAAGGTTGTTCTCAAGAATTTCGAGAGCTT